TGTCCCATATTCTGACCAACAAGTGATATTTTTTCCTTCATACCACTGTCGATACCGACAAGAGTCAAGAACTTTGAAGTCTGAATAGTTTGTCCGTATTCAGAAAGTGTCATAGAAACCGTACTTGCCGTGATGTTACTTATGGAAGGGTTTGAGCCTTCACTAAGCGGAGTCGTGTTAATCGCCAGAGGTGTGTACCTCGTAAAATTAACCGTTCGTCCTTCACCCGTTGAGTGCGTTCGTTTCTGACCTCCTTCTGACGCTACGAACTCGTACTCGGCTCTCTTTAAGAAAACCTTTTCGTAATACACAGATACTTCTGGTGATAGTGTTGCTGTCGTATTTAGATCTGCCATTTTTTATTTCATCCCCTTTAAGATATGGAATTAGTTGACCATTTCGAGTACCTGTTCCATTTCTTCAATAGACTTATCTTGAAATCCTTTGTCAACGGGTTTTATATTGTTAGGTCTAAGAGCCGTTTCGCTTACTTGTTTCGCAAGCGTAGCTTTCTCATCCCCAACTGCCCTTTCAGCAGCTTTGCGGTATGGTTTCATGTATTTTTCGGTTAGCTTGAGCACGTCTTTCGACGGGTCTTTCTGCACCTCTAATAATACTGCCGACGTAACCGCTTCGTTTATATCGGGATCAAAGATAGCAGAGTCCTTATCCAACTCTGGGTTGAGTTTTATAGCCTCACTCGCTTGCGCGTTTATGCGGTTTACGGTGCGCTCTTTCTCAACCTCAAGGCGTGCGATACTACGAAGATCATCGATAGTCAATTCCCTCTCGCCATTATCTTGGCTCGGTTGACTTGTGGAAATACCCGTTGGTGTATCTATGACACCAGTCAACTCTCTAAGTTTTTGACTCAATGACTCTGCCTCTCGTTTCGCCTCGTCCCGTTCCATTTCAGCCTGTTTCTTTGCGGAAACAACCTCATGGATACGTTTCTCTGCCCCACTAAACTTCTTACCGCCATCCGTTTTTGATTCCTCGGTAGATTTATCAGTTTTCTCTGGTTTTACCGTATCCTCGCTAACTTCTAGTGGGTTTGGTTCATTAGTTGACGACTCCAATACGATGTCTTCCTCACCGCCATTTACCGTCTTTTTTTGTTCTTTATCCATAACAAATTGGTTTAGAACTTATAAACAAGGTTTAACGAACCTAGATTCGTCTGATTGCTAGGAGCTACCTAGTAACCAAACACCCTAGAACGTTCTAACCATTAGGTTAAAATTAAAATAACTTTTCCTTTTTTTTATATTTACCGTATCCATTTTTTAAGTATTCCTTTTTTTCTACTAATATAGGTCTTCCATTTTCGTCGTCACCAACATAGAACCTATCCGTCCCAATAAATAGCGCGTGTTGTAACTCACACGATACGCAAACAAGGTATATTCCTCTCTGCTTATAATGACAAAGAGCATTCGGGATAAACTCATACTCCTTTTGCATAACCTCGCCATAATCCTCAACTACCTCCGTTTCCTTTTTTTCTTTGTTGTTCTCGTTCATTATTTATTTGGTCAACTACCTCACGTGAATCCTCTACCCTGTGAATAATTGAGTTCAACAGGTCTTTGCCTAGAACACAAAAAAGAGCGTCCTTTCTTATCTCGGCGTCTAGTCCACTTAAAACCGATTGTGAAAGCCTTCTATCGAGGCTATCTTTCATACTTTCCATAAACTCTTTCAGTTGCTTCCACCCCGCGTGAGAGGCAAGGTTCGCGTACGTTTCGTCTTCGACGTTTACCCCAGTTTTTTTTGATACCTCATCTATCCGCCACGCGTCTACTACTCCTAACGCCTCGGGTCTTAGCGCGCCTTTCACCGCGGCTGTCCAACTGGTAGCTGTTGTCCTCCTTGTGGCGGTATTTGAGTCACGTCATTATTACCCTGCGCCTGTTGTATCATTCGCATAAGTTGTTCTTGACCTTGTTGTATTATTTGCTGATCCTCTTGTGCCCCAGGAGTATTGGCGTCTTGGGTTTGTATGATATCGTCCCAATGATCGATATTCTTTGATACTATCCCTGTCAGAAGTTGCGTAAAGTTTATCGTTGTGCCCTCTTTTTGCAGTCGTTGTTCGACATACGGGCCAATTTGTGGATTGCTTAACCATGCGAATATAGCTTGTAAGTTCTCTAATTGTTTTTGTTGGTCTACCGCGAAACTAGAGCCTGATACTAACTCATAGTCATAGAGAGTAGAACCTGTCTTACTCTTTGGTATCTTTAGATTCCCGCTTTTCTCGTCATATAGTTCCGCTATATCAGGGTATTGCGCGGCCAGCTTTTGTATTTCGCTCTCGAACATACGGATTTGTATTTGCGACGTCTGCTTGCTACTCAACATATTCACGAACTTCTTATTAACCTGTGTTATATATAAGTCAACATAGAACTTATCCCATGAGTCACGAGCGTTCTCACGGGCAGACTGTTGTTTCAGCGCCTCTGGAGTCTTCCCGAACGAATTATCAGTGGTAGCGGATACGCTTGTATCAGTTGTCCCAAACATATTGAGGAGTGAAGAATTAGCAAGGTTATAGATAGCTTGGTGAGTTTGCAATCCCTGTGGTGAAAGCTGTAGCGCGCGTGCCACATTATCGACATTTCCACGTACTAACCAGTTCGCGCCAGCTTGCCTTTTAATAGTTGATTTTATGATCGCGTCTTGGTTTATGACAACGGGAGGAAACAGAGACATAGTCGCGCTATCTAGTGCAAGATTCCATGAGGAGTTAATGGCGTATTGCATACTCTTTCCACGCTCCGCGTCGCCCAGCGCCATAAAATCGTCGTCTAGTGGAATACCATACTTATTCACTATCGGTAACTCGTTATCTTTATTTGGATTTTTGCCGTCTCTTAAAATCTCATAGTCAACCTCAGGAACGGTAAATACCCATCTATCACGTTCAAATTGCATAAGTACTTCGTGATACCCCGTACCCTTCATAGCCACTTGGTCAGGGTATTGACTTGTTTCACGTGTTGATTTTTGCTCGTCGTCTCGTGAGCCTTTGTTGCCCCCTTTCTTTTTCAGGTGTGTGATTATCTTGTCCACATTTCTGTACCCTCTTTCGTTTTTCAATCCTTCAAAAAATGATATAGGTTTATAGGTACGAATGATAATATGGTCCGAGTCATCTAGTGATACCGCGCCTACCTGCGGGAATACGTTACGAATATCAAGTAACCATAAGTCGGGCCCCACATACCCATTACCTTTCACGTCCCAATCCACTAACGCAAATGAGTTACCATAGAGCTTACTTTTTCTATGCATTATTCTATGTTTTACAAGGAGCGGGAATTGCGCGTTAGCGTTGGGGATAATATATTTATCAAGCGTGAGGTTCATAAGTGCCGCGCCCCCAAGATCGTTCTTACTTATTCCTTTAACCTTACCCACTCCCATTTGCGCCATAACCCTCGCCTCGCTCTCTAGTATCATAGTTGATATCTTATGATCGAATACCCGTGATTTTGTTGTTTGTGAGAGATTATCCCCTAACCTACCAAAGAATATATCCTCTACCTCATCCCATAGGATACGTTTTTGTACAAGATATTCATTCGATCTTGTGTGTCTATCCCTAATTTGTTGCTGTAAATAATTCATTTTTGCACAAAAAAAAGCACTAACCTAATCGTACATACACGAATAAGTGAGTGCTGAAGTACTTGCTCTGTACTCAAAGCCTTAACTACGTTAATAGTAAACTACTCTTTTGTCTTTTGCAAGAGGTATTTTTCTAGCGCTATCTCGCTTATGAAATGCTTGCCCTGTAGCTCTTTCTCTGATCTTGGCTTGGCGATAACAGGAGTCATGTACTCTACCCTATTATGTAATATCCATGGTTTTTGACGTGCTATTACGTTGTTTGGATCACCCTTAGCGTCGTATCGTGTCAATACTCCGTCTGTCACTTCGCAATATCCAGGAACGATAGTGACTCCGTCATTCAGAATAATATTTGTAACCTCACACACGACTTGATCATGTTTATTTACCATATTTTGTGCGTTTAGCGCGTGTAACTTTTAACGATGGAATAAGTGGTCTACCTTTCCAATCTATAAAAACCGTAAAAGACGATTGACCATATCGCATAGTTCGCGCCTCTTTTTCAACAAGCATGTGCAGATAATTATTCGGATTACCGATTGTTGGTTTTGTATTCTTCATATTCTCGTACAACTAAATCTACTATTTTGCCATTATTATATCGTATTTCGAAATGCAATAGTGTCCCCTTATGATTTAATACCTCACGTTCAATGTCAATATGTGGCTGCCTGTTGCTCTCTTGAATATCAAGACTATAGAGTTGTGCCATAATCATATATAGAGCCCCGTAATGGGATCAACTAATATCTCCTGTGGGATAGGTTCGTCTTCTTCGCGTGGGCGCAAGCTCTCCATCCCATATCTTATGGCATCACACGCGTTGCTCCACTCATGGATAGTATCGTCAGGGACGTTGATATTATCGCCATTTTTATCTATTTTCCACGCGTAGTTTTCATAAGCAAGTATTGTTTTTTTACTTCTCGCCGTTATACTTATCTTTTGATTTTGGACGTATGCTATCCCCCGATTAACACTTCCCTGCCCCTTTTGTGATCCAACGATAGACACACCATAGCTTGCTATCTCGTCAATACTCTTTGGTTCAGAGCTATCGAACACGGCAAGCGCACGCTCTGGTTGTGATAAAAGAATATCCGCTATCGTCTTATTTGATAATCCTTTTTGGTATGTTATCTCGTCTATAACAATACCGCCATTGTATGAATAAATACCCTCAATAACGGTAGGATCAACACTATACCCAAAATCACCACCAAAACGCTCAAGTCGTGCCTCGTGTGGGACGGCGTCTATTACTCGCCAGTTGTTGTAGATCCTTCCTTGTACCGTCTCTGGTACAAACCCCATAATCATATTAAAATAGTGATTTGGTTTTGTTTCTTTGTATTTCTCGTATTGGATAATACTTGGGAAAGCTATATTTACTTCATTATCATGGTAGTTGGAATGTATAAATAGACTATCAGTAGCCTCTTTTTTTAGTTGTGGTACATAAAAGTCTTTAATTTTGCTCGGCAGCAAATCAAACCAACGACGAATTATCCAATGGTTCTTCGCGGGCGGATTAAGAAGTAAGATTATAGTAATATCACCCCGTATAGTTCTTAAAGAGTCGTCAAGTTGCATAAAGTCGGCCTCTGGTATCTCGTCAGCTTCCTCTATCATGACACAATTGTAGTTTGCTAATGACTTTAATTTTGACTTTTGATCGCTACTCGACTTTCTAAACCCAACAGCGTTGACACTATTTTCGCCATACCCAATAGTCATTGTGCTATCATTTATTTTCAGTTTATCGTATATGTTGTTCTCTTCTGCTCTATCAAGTATTTCTCTATATATTGAATTCCGTATGTCACCCAATATATAGCGCATAATTGCACACCTAAAATATTCAGGGGCTATAAGTTTAGCATTCGCGTATTGTGAGGCTACAGTAGAGCGACCTGCTCCTCTGCCCCCTAAGAGAATTACATAACGAGTGTTTTTAGTAAATAAAGACTTATATATCTTGTTTACTTTTTGTTGCATTTTTGAAGTCGGTTAGTACTATGGTATTGGATTCTATTTTCTCACCCTTAGAGGTTAAATCCGTTTTTTGTCGTGGCATGCCGTCAATATAATTCCAGATGTTCTTAATCATCTGTTGATCTTTGTCTTTTATCGCGAGCGTCATTATTGTATCAAGCAGTTGTTGTAAGTAAGTTGCTTTAGAATCTTTGGGAACTTCGTCTAGTTTCTTTTTTATTTCGGTAGTTAGGGAAATGCCAGAACCCTTGGGTCTACCACCGCCTGGATTACCTTCCACAAATTTACCAGTTTTCGGATCAGTGTAGGTTTTTTTTACGTTTTTTGTCGTAGTATCTGTACCTGCCATACCCCCATTCTATCACAAATGTCAAACAGGTAGTTCAAACATATCACCCTGCCCGCCGAGTCGGCGGGCCTGCTTTTTCTCTACGGTTTTTTTGTACTTCTTCACATAATCTTTATAAAAATCTGGGGCATTCTTTTTTAATAATTCTAAAAATTCGGCGGATTTTTCCATTCCTCGTTTGTATTTCGTTTTAGACAGACATCTGGTATTTCGTCAGGATTAAAACTTTAACTCGTCTTTGAGCTCATTTATACACACCATACCCG